ACAAACCAGCCCCACCACAGCCCCGTTCTGTCGCGATGCACCAGCCATGACCAGTCGCTCGAATGTTTGCATGGGGGGCTGTCTGGGCCAGCAAGGCACTCCGATCTTTGATCGGAATGGCACGTAGCTCCATGATCCTCTCACCCGCCCCTCCAGCAAGTGGCTGATCATCCAACCACGACTCGATGAGATCGATCTTGAATTCCGTCATCTGTTGGAGGATTTCATCGAACAGGGTGAGATCCTGTAGGGGGTTGGAGGCATAGAGCTGAGTCATGCTCATACTGCTGTGTTTGAACTGCCACTTGAGGAAGACGAGCGAGGTACGCCCCATGCGAGACTCAACGAAGCACCGGGCATAGGTGCGACGGCACTGGTGAGTCCGCAATGGCCAATCACTTCCAGCCGCTTTTGCGACGCGCTTGAAGGCTTCATTGGAACCTGCGGCGCTGAGCACTTCGATGTGTCCAACACGTTCGGCTTTGTTGCCGTACCCATTCAAGCAGAGGAACAGTCTCTTCGAGTCCTTTCTGGCTTTCTCCAATCGAAGCAAAAGATCAGCGGAGTCAACTGAATTGCATGACAGTTCAAGGTCACTCAACTCCGCCTCGAGCTCCCTTCTCATGGGGGTTGAGCACATGGCGAAGAGATTCAACGCATCCAGCGTAAGCTCAGGGACAAGATAGTCGACTCGTCCCTTTCCCGTTTTATGCTCGGTCGTGGTTACCCAGCAGTAAGTAACGCCATCCACTACCTCTTTTCGCCACGCACCGACTTCAATCCCGATGACCTCTTCGTTACGCATGCCACTGGTAATGGATGCAATGTACAAAACAGCATCGCGGCAACGAATCATTTTGGGGCTGCGGCGAGTGAAAGTGTCAATTCCGGTGGCTTTCAGATCTTCTTTCGTCTTATGAACGATCTGCTCGCAATAGTTGAAGATCTTCGCCTGATCATCTGGCGGAATTATATCCGTTCTACCCGTATTCTTATTGGCAGCCGAAGTACCCCTTGCTTCTCCAATTCCGCTGACTCGCCACAGGGACGAGTCCCCCCACGGAAAACACTGAAGAGGGGAAAGGGTTTCGGCAGAGAATATCCATAAAAAGTCAATTATCCGCAGCCTGGAATAAAGAGGCATTGGTCTTAACGACTCTGACTTGCAATGGTGAATATAATTACTAATGTGTATGGGCCGAACATCGGAAAATCGTTCAAGCTCTAAATCGCTAAGCCAACGAATAAATGGAATGACACTGGCACTGACGAGAGTTGTAATACCCCGTGCGACAGGTGGCTTTGACCCTGGAAGCCCTCTCTTGAACCATGCATACGCAACTGCTTTGCAGTCATCAATCATCTCAGGTGGGAGATTAAAATCCCAACTGACGTACTTGTGCCCCTCGTTTACGTTAGATTGATCAAAGAAAGGTCGAAGATCCCAGCGAGCATCGCCAAAGCGGCTTAATACAAGAGTTTCGCCACGATCATTAACAATGGCACTAATAACTATCGCATCACGCTCAGCCTTGCTGAGGCCCGAGGCAGTTACAGGTTGCGCGAATAGCACATCATAGGCCTTAAGGGCGGCCCTAGAGTTCCGATTAGCCGACAAGAGCGTCACCTCGAACTTTCCTCATAAACTCAATCTTGCATCCCCAGAACGGATGAGGGGACGCTTTCGCTTTGGCTTTGGCCGCTTCGATCAGTTCAATCTTGAATTTTCGAGACGTAAACTCGTCAATAAGCCTGATGAAATCGCCCTGGCGTTTCCGCCATGCCGCCCACTCATCCGTTAAAAAATACTCCATCTCAGCGTGCAAAAACTGCTGATAGCTGAACAGTCGATACAAGTCTCCGAGAGTCCCTACAATTGCGTAACTAGGACATGTCAAGCAATGAATGAACTCGGAACAATGGGTAACGCCATCTTTGGGTGCCAGGCTTCCATAGAGGCTATCTTTGCAACCTCCTGGGGGTGTCGGTGTGACGTTGATGCCACGCAGCTGATCGGTGAATGCTTCCCCTACGAAGGTGGCACCCTCAACCTTGATCTCGTCATTTATCTTCAAATAGTGGTTATCAGCAACGCTAGGGGAATGGCCCATCACAGCGGACACCTCCAGTAGGTCGCCGCCGCTGAGCTTCCAAAGCCTACTTTCCATAGTCTTTCGAAGACGACTGAGATTAACGATCAACGGTTGGCCCTGATCGTCCTTCAAAGCATGCCGCGCACAGATACTCTTTGTTGATTGAAATAGCGTACTGGAAGCCAGCGCGACTACCCTATGACCATGCCCATTCTGTCCGGCGCGGTAAAGCCAAACATGCGACTTAAGCTTTTCAGGCGCAAACCCAACCAGTGGCTCAGAAATTGCCAAAGCCTTATTTACAACAGCCACCCCATCTAAAGGAATTGGGTTATATCCGTCATGCAGTTCAGTTTGTCGAATGGTTTTGCTCTGAGCACCCTTGCCGCGTCTTTTTACGGTGTTCAAGAGCCGAAGATTGGGGATGAATGGATGCGGCTGGAGTGCATCTCTAGACATTTCCAGAAGCGGCGTAGTGTTAATTCCAGATCTGGCCGCAGTAATCAGCAATAAGACCGTCATTGCTTCGGCGTCATTTCCAGAGAATAAGCCCTTATGAATGGCTACTAAATCTGACTTTAGCGCAGTGATGAGCCCCTGCATTTCCGAGAGACTGAGCGGCTTCGCGTCATTGGTCGATTTCGCGGTATGGGGGAAAGGAACGGCTGGAAGTAGATCATCTTTATCCGCCTCAACGAATCCGTATTCAATTAGGCTGATGATCAATGACTTCAGCGACGTGTAATAGTTCTTCGCAGTTGACCCGTTTGGATACTTGAGCTTAAGCCACGAAACATATCGCTCAAGATGCCGCTTGGTCAGGCTGTTCGGGGTTGACGGCGGAGAATCAATCGTTCCGCTTTTCAGGAAGGCCATGAAATATCGAAGGCCATTGCTGGAGTACCCTACAAGAGTGGCCAGGGAGAAATTCCCTCCATTGACCAGTGCTCTGATTACATGAATACTCTGAATAGCCCATGCGTCAAAGCCAAACCCAATGTACTGAGAGTGATCAATCTTAGTTACATTCCGGGGATTTTTCGGAAGATCGATTCTAAGCTCATTCTCTACGGTCTCGAATCCTTTAGTGACCGATTGCATTTCAGCTTTATAGTTTTTCTTTCGGGCCAACAGTAGTACCTCAGATGCTTGGAGTAGAGACGGCCATAAACATCATGTCTATCTCGTCTTCATGAGCAAGGACAGACTGAGCCTCTAGCTGATTAATGAGATGCAGGTACACCATCGTTGTTTGAACGTCGGAGTGTCCCATCCTGTCTCGGACATAGAGCAATGGCTCTCCTTTAAAGTCTCGGCTTTTCCTCAGGGCAAGAAGGGTATAAGTCCCATAGGTATGACGAAGCATGTGGGCCCTAACATAAAATCCGCACTTGCGCTCATACGCCTTCATCACGTCGACGATGGAGTCTTTCGTGTACTGCCGCCCCTCCCTTGTCAGCACCAAGGCCGTGGCGCGCCCGTTGCCGGCCGCTTTCCGTACTTCGCGCTCATGAAGCGTGTACGACCACATTTCCTCCATCAGCGACCAAGGCACGTCAATTGTTCGAGGGCGGCCGTACTTGAGATGCATGTCCGATGGCTCGAGAGCCACGCTGATCATTTGCCCAGGGCGGAGGCCCTTCTTCAGCCGAGGATTAAAGACGTACTTGAAAGGGAAAGTGCGCGCCTCGCAGGAGCGAAGACCAGTGCGAACCATCAGATGGAACAAGATCCGGTGACTTGGATCGGCATCGAGGGCGAGGCAAACCTTAGCCTGATCTTTGGTCAGGAATTTGGTCAATCGCTTACGCTCTCGCACCATCACTGAGGGCTTCGTACTCTCGGCGTTAGGACGAGCTACGTGACTGAGGAAGCCGGAATGCGGAGTCGCTCTGACCCTTCGCTCGCCAAAGGGCAGCGCTGCGATCAGATCACGCTGCTTGGCCCATTGGTAGAACCTCACAATTAGGTTCAGTCGCTTGTTCAGAGTGCTGGGATCTAGTTCCAACTCACCGCTCGACCAGTCTCTATACCGCGACAGGACGCTCAGGCCATCTGCCTGACTCTCCTCATTCCAGGCCAGACCATTGGCCTCGAGGAAGGCGAAGTAGTCGAACAGACGGCGTCCATAGGCCTCCCACGTCAGAGCACTGAGTGCCTCACCTGACTCGACTAGCGTGTGCCAAAGGAAAGATTGCGCCGGCTCCACTGGCCAACCGTCGGCGCCAACCAACAGAGGGAAACCTTCGAATGATCGACCCGCTACAGCAAGGTCTTTTGTTGCGAACACCAGCCTCATTTCACAGCCTTAAACACCATCCAGATGACTCCCCTTCAGAGGCTGGAATGTAATTTCTCAGGCTTCTATCAAGGTGGTGCGGACTGTAATTCATTTACTAACGGAAGCAATCCCTCAGATCGTTATTGCTCAGCACCACGATGGGCGTGCGAGCCAGCTCCGGTCGAAAGACCCGCTCGCAGCTACAGTAGAACGAGTTGCAGTCGATCAGGGCGAAGGCGCGCTCAGCCACTGGCGCGCCCTACCCGGCACAGGCCGATGTATACGCCCCAGATCTGGAACTCCTCGGACTCCATGATGTAGCGCGGCGAATACTGCGGGTTAGCGGACAGCAGGATGACCTGGTGCTTGTCGCCGCCGAGGATCTTCAGCAGGGGCTCGCCGTTCACGCAGGCCACCACGACATCGCCGCGGCGTGGCGTGAGCGCCTTGTCGACTAGTACCAGGTCGGCGTCATGGATGCCCAGCCCCTGCAGGCTGTTGCCGGCCACGCGCACCAGGTAGATCTGCGGGCGATGCAGACCGAACAGCTCGTCCAGCGAGATGCGCTGCTCGAGGTGGTCCTGGGCGGGGCTTGGGAAACCGGCCGGGACGGACGGCAGAAAGAAGGGAATGGTGACCGACGAGGTTGCGACGGGGCCGAGGATGGTAACGCTGTCCACGGTTGAATGCCTGAATTAACTGTATATAAATACAGTATTTGGCAAGCAGGCAGCCGTCAACGGAATCAGGAGGGAATGCGATGTGCGGAGGGGTGAGGATTGCGGGCGAGTACACCCGCGACGGGAAGCCGATAAGGATCTACTTCCCCAATCCGAAGGCGGCGCTGCCGGTGCTGACCGAAAGCGGCGTGGAGTGGCTGCCCTGGGGGCGCCGAAGAGAAGAGCCAGGCCACGGCCCGGCTGGAGGCTGGGCGCGCACGGAGTCGATAACCGAGGGCCGCTGGCAGAAGTACAACCCTCAGCCCGCCGCCGTTCCGGTCGAGGCCTTCATGGAGAAGGACGAGGAGAAGGTCTCGCATTGGTTCGAATCGGCCGGCGGCGCACGCCTGGAGGCGCTGGTGGTGGGTGAGGATTCGCAGCGCCGCGTCTACCTGGTCACAGGCCCAGCGCCAGCCAACTTCGCCTGGGCCCACGACCGCTGGCCAGTGGCGATCGAGGAAGAGTCGTCGCCAAGCTGGGGAGAGCTGCGCAATGACTGAGGCAGGCGACTACTGGCAGGCGCTGTTCGCCGCCAGCAGCTCGCGCTCGTAGCCGATTCGCTGACGGCGCTCAGCCAATAGGGCGCGCACCTTGACCTCCAGGCTATCAGCCGCCTTCAGCTCGGCAGCAGCCCAGGCAGGTGCCGCAATCTGAGGCGCCTTGCATGGCACCTGCACCGGCACCTCCACGCGCACAATGCGCGGCTCGGGCTCGGCAACGGGCTGGCCGGCGCAACCTGCCAGTGCAAACAACACCATCAGCAGCATTCGTTTCATAGACCCAGCTCCTGGTTGATCACCGCTTCTGAGGCGACGCAGGCATCTCCGCCGGTGCGCTCCCGCTGCAGGCGGTTGGCAGCCTGGTAGTCATGCTCAGCAGCCCGTCTGGCTTGCTGCTGCGCCTGCTCGGCCAGCGCCGCGCGGGCGGCGGCAGCCTGCCGCAGGCTGGCCATGGCCTGGTTCTGCTCGCTCAGTTGGACCAGAAGAGTGCCGCGCGTTTCACGGCATGCGCCGAGCTTGCCAGCATCCTCCAAGCGCCCGCCCTGCTCGGCCTGCAGCTGCTTGTACAGCAGACTGACGCGGATCTCCTGTGCGCCGCCCACCAGGGTGGCCAGCAGCAAGCCAGCAAGGGCAGCCCACACCCAGGCGGGCACCAGTTTCAACAAGCCGCTCACCGCACCACCTCCAGCGCCTGGGTGTAGTTCCTCGCCCACTTCTGGCGCAGCTCTGCGCGCTTCGGCGCAGCGCCGCGGGTGAAGGCGCCGGGGCGCCAGGTGCGCAGGTACAGCTGCCAGGCGCCCTCTTCGTCATCGAGGCCCGGCAGCCTGGCTGGATCGGTGTAGAGCAGCAGCCGCGCCAGGCCGGCGGCCAGCACGTCGTCGTGCTCGATCGCTTCCCAGACAGCACGCGGCTGCGCCGGCACGCCACGCACGGCGCACAGCCCGCGCGCCAGATCCTGCACGCCCTGGTTATGGAAGCCGAGCAGGCCGGCGACCATCCCGCCGCCCTGCTCGGCCTGCCACAGGGAGCGCGCCGGGCCATTGCCGTGTTGGCGGCGGTGCTTGAGTTCTGATTCCTGCAGACCGATCGCCAGCAACATCAGCTCGGCCTGCGGACTGGTCATCTTGGCGGGCAGCAGCAACAGCGCATCGGCCACCGGGCCGTTGCGAGCTTCTCTTGGGGTCATGAATCCTCCAGGCACAAAAAAGCCCGCACAAGGCGGGCGGTTGAATTGGCGCGGCAGGCGGGGTTCAATCCGCCGGCACAAGTTGAGAGGTGGTTATGGGTAACAAGCTGGTACGTCAGGGCCTGGCCAGGCGGGTAGCGCGGCAGTTCGCAGCGGCGCAGGTCCTCGATGCCGAGGCGGCGGCCGAAGCGTTCGCCGAAGAGGCGCTGACGGCCGAGGAGCGACTGGCGGCCCATGCCGAGTTGCGCCGGATAGCCAGCGCGCTTATCGGCCCGAACACTGAAGACCACCCCGGCTGAGCCACACGCCGGCGCGAATTGGTCTACGCTTCGACGGTCGCCACGGAAGGTGGCTCTCGCACAGAGGTTCAAATGGGGCTCACCGTAACCCGCCGCGTTGGCGAATCCGTTGTTCTCGAAGTCGCCGAAGGCACCACCCCACAGGAGCTGTGGGAAGCACTGCAGGGCGGCATCTCCGTACGTCTGGTGGCCTCACAGAACACCAGGGCCAGACTGGACTTCAATGTGCCCCAGCTCCTGTGCATAGCCCGCGAGGAGCTTGTGGAAGCCGACCTCGACTAAACATCCACATCGAAGTGCGGCAGGCTCGGCGCCGGCCCGGTGATCAGCCCGTCCGCTATGTAGGCCTTGTTGTTCAAGGGCACGTCCACACCACGCACGCTCACGCGGGTGCCGGTGCGCAGCTCCACCTCGCTGATACCGGCGCCCGTGTTGATGGCCTTGACCGTACCCACGGTGCGCACGCCGCCGGGCAGCAGGCCGATGAATCGCTTCCACGGGTTCACTGTGGCCATGAGTGGTGCCGCTCCAGCTTGAGTTGTTGTTCCACCTTGGATGCCCCGCTGCCGCTCGCCGAGATCTCGACCGAGAGGCACAGCCCAACCCAAGCGCCCGTCTCCTCCGGCACCTTGCAGAGCATGCCGGGCAGGACCAGCCCCACCCCTTTGTCGTCACTGGTGTGGAACAGCGGGATCGTGGTGCCGACGATCTCCACGTTCCCGCCCTTGCTCAGCTCGTGCAGCCCGCGCTGGCGGTTGGCCGGCTGATCCGTCAGCCAGTCGTCATGCACATCCGCTGTCGGGTTGTCGCCGGCCGTGCCGGCTCGGCGGACCAGCATCGAGCAGCCGTGCGAGGTGCCCGAGGTGTAGCAGGCATTCCACGCCGGCTGCGGGGTCCATTCGCCATCCAGGCTGGTCATCATGATCGGCGGGATGATCCGCTCGATGGGGGCATCCGGGTCGCCCCAGGCCCAGGGCGCCGCCTCGTAGGTCGGTCGCACCTCCAGGGTGTCGGAGTCCCGCGCCGGCCGCACGAAGGCGCCCACAGTCTCGGCGATGCGCGCGATCACCTGCATGGGCGTCTGGCTCTGGTAGCTGAATGCGCCGGGCGGGAAGGTCCAGTCGGGCGGCCCCACATTCTCGGCATCCCATTCCAGGGTGAAGCCCGTATTCAGCAGCTCGGCCTGGGCCGCCTGGCGGGCGTTGATCGGTGCATTGTTGAGGGCCGTGCGCAGCGGCGCGTAGGGCGCGGCCAGCAGCTGGGTGCGGCTGGAGCCGTTGATGGCGTAGGCCTCGCTGGCGAACTTGCGGCTGCGCGTGTAGCGCTCCACCAGGATGACCCAGACCCAGCCATTGATGCTGACTTCGATCTCCTTGCCGCCCTCCTCGCCCGGCTTGACCAGTTCGAGGGCCGCGCGGGTGAAAATGTCGCAGCTGAATTTCCAGCTGAAGCTGTCCTTGTCCAGGCCGACGCGGACATTCTTGACCTCGATGGGCGTGCGCGACGGCAGCACCACCACGTTAACGATGTTGGCGATCATGTAGGTGTCCAGAATCTCGGGATCAGGCGGCGGCTCGGGCAAGGGCTTCACCGGGCCGGGGTAGTCCACATAGGGCAAGCCGGTGAGCGGCCCATCCAGGCGCCGCGCCCTGCCCCAGGGCACACGCATGGCCAGGTTGACCCGCCGCGCATCCTGCCACCGCACACCCACGCCGCCTGTGTCGGTCGGCTGGATGGCGGGCGTTGCCGGCACGTAGCGGAAGTCGAAGAACACCAGCGGCGTGGTGCTCGGCACGTAGGCTTGGCCGCCGAAGCTGAACCCCAGCGCCTCAGTGCCTGGCACATACAGGCTGGCCTCGATGGCGCGGGCTGAGTCGAAGCGCGGGCCGTATTCATTGGAGCGCCGCGCCCGGATGCGGTTGGCCACATCCTTGGTGGCCGGCACCGGGTTGTAGATCAGCACCAGGCGCAGATCGAGCGCACGCAAGGTGCGGTCCCAGCCCGCCACCAGCGCCATGTCCTTGCTCGGCACCCAGCTCCACGGCTGCGCGCTCTGCTGGCCGCTCAGCGCCATGGCGATACCCCAGACCGCAGCGGTGGCCGTGTCGAGCTGCGGCACCGCATCCCAGGGCATCGCCATGGCGGCCTGGTCACGGCGCTGGCCATCGCCCCATGGCAGGCGCGGCTGGGCATCACGCCTGGCTAGGGCATTCCAGGGCAAGCCGGCGCCCTGGCGGTCGGCTCGGCGCGCTGCGCTCCAACCACCACCCACTTCAACCGTCAGCATCAACTTGGCTCCGCAGTGACAGGCCCATGGGCCAGTGGTCGGTAGTAGCGCACCGCCTCGGCGCGGGCCGTGCCCAGCTCGCGCGAGCCCTCGCTGGTGATCGGCCACCAGGCTGGCTCAGTCGCCGGCAGCACACCAGGCTCGGTGACCTGGTAGAGCACTCCGGTGAAGACTGAAGGCCGGATGCGCTGCCCAACCGCAACAACAAGATAGGGAGCAAAGGCCACCCCAACGTCATCGATGCTCAGCGCGTAAAGCTCACCGCCGGTCACGCGCACATCAATTTTGCCCGCTCCCCCAGGGGTAGAACCGTAGCCAGCCAAACGCCACTGCCCATCAGCGGGACGCTCCACCAGCACGATCTCCCGGCTTGCGGACTGCCCATCAACACGCACCAGTCCATCCACCTGGGCGGGATCACCCTGCTGGGCGCCCTCACCGCTGGTGATGTTGAAGGTGTAGTCACCACCCTGGGTGAAAGCGAGGTAGGCGGCTCGTGTCTTGCGCGGCGGTGTCGGATCATTGCCGCCTACCAACCACTCACCCTGCTCCAACAGCGTGGCCAGGCTGACCCTGGTGGCCTGGGTGTACTCCCCTCCATTGCCGGCCTCGGCCTGGAAGGATAAGCAGATATCCCACGCCGATGCCCAGCTGCGATAGAGCCTCAGCGTCTTTGTGGCTGGCGTGACCTCACCCTCGCGAAGCAAACGAAAGCGCAAGACCACCATCGGAATGGGAGCCCAGGCATCTACACCAACGGACAGCAGGGAGGTTGTGATCATGCCCAAAGCACCGGGTTAGCCGACAAAAGGATTGCGACAGAGGCCTGCGACTGGAAAGCTGCGTAGTAATCGGAGCCGGCAAGCTGCACTGGGACATGGATGCTTCTGGAGTTGTAGCTCGTATGCCCCAGGCTGCCCGCAACCGCACCGCACACGTGTGCATGAAGAAGCCCAGGGATAGTCACGCCGCGAATATATCCGCCCTGCGCATGCTCTCCCGACACCGCCCCGGCCCATGAGACGCGCACCTGATCAACTGCCTTGATCAGCGTTATGGCAGTGTGGCTTGCGTTCCGAGTACTCAAGCCGGGGGTGCCGGCGCCCAGCGCAGAACTTCCCACGAGCAGATTGGTTTTCGGATCACGTAGCGTCGTGAAACCATTGACGGCGAAGTAGTTCCTGATGGACGGCCCCAGGACACCGGGCGCAGTGTTTTCCCCACCCAGCGCCAGGAAGATTCCCTCGGTATCCTCCCCAAATGCCAACAGCACAGGCCGCGACTCGCTTGGCAAAGAGGCGATGCCATCATTCGGCACAGTTGTTGAGGTCGAGGTGGAGATACTCAGCACTGCCGATTTTTCGTCGGCAATGATCACCCATGACACAACCGCCGAAGCGTAGAAGGCATAGCTCAGCCCCAGCGTGTGCGGCACGCCATTGTTAGCCGCCACGCCGGAACGAAGGCCATCCCCAGTCATCCAGTCACCGCTCATACCGGTGAAGGTCTCTGCCAGCCATACCTCAACCCGGCCACTGGTGGCGCTGGCCCGGGTGTCATAGGTAAAGCAGATGTACCCCGAGTGGCTGCCATTCCTCAGAACCAGGTAGTTGGCCCCCTCGGCAATCAGCTCCCAGCCCGCCCCCGGCACGCTGCCGTAGCCGCTCACCAACGCCCCCTTGATGATGGCCTTGAGCGAGGCCCAGTGATTGGCGTGGCCGGTGCCAGTGCTAAAGACCAGCGCTGGCGCGCCGGCCTGATCACGGTGATAAACCCTTGCCATCAGTCCGCATCTCCTCTGATCTGCAGCTTGAACTCGTCGTCATCCACCGTGCCCTGCCCGCTGATCACCGTGCGGATCACCCACAACGGGCCCAGGGCGGCGTCCGTGTTGAAGCGCACCGCATTGGATGCTGCCCAGCCGCTGCCCCATCCTTCCTTTTTAATCAGGAAGTAGGGCTCACCGGTCAGCGGGTTGATCGGAGCGCAATCGCTGGTGATGTTGCCGGTGGTGATGACGCCGAGCTTTTCCTCCACCACCTGGAAAGCCGAAGCACTTGTGAAGACCAGCGCCCACTTACCGTCGATGGCGCCCTTGTTGGTGATGACCTGCGGATAGCCCAGGCTGTTGTATTGCGCGGTGGTGGTGTTGCCGATCGGCGCATCGGTCCAGTTCGGCGCGCCCTGGCTCCACGTCTGCTGGGTAAACCAGCCGTGAATCCGCGACTGCAGATCGCCCCAAGCAACGGCACTGGAGACCTTCGCCTCGCCAGCTGGCAGGGCCCATGGCACCGGAGAGCTGATGCCGATCTCGCCGGTAATCTGCACCTCAGTGCACATAGTCATGTGCTCCACCCGGTCGCGGATCCTCAGCGGCAAGGTCAGCGGTGATCCGTCCTCGGCTTGCAGCACCAGTGGGTTGGCCCAGGTGACGCTCCCTGCATCGCGGTCGGCACTGTAGGACGCCGCCCGCAGCGCCAGGCCGTTGGCATCCACCACCGCGATGACCGCCTGCTGCTGTCGCGCAAGCGACACGGTGCCGCCTGGCGCCGGGCTGGCAACCACCGTTTCAGCGGTGTGGTGAATCACCAGCACCCCGCCCTCGCGGAAGATTGGCACTCGCCCGTCGGCCGGCAGGCGTACCGGATCAAGGCCCAGCAGGCCCGCATCAAGCGGCAGCTGGGTCTGCACCACCGCGTTGTAGCGCGCCAGGATCGGGATCACCGGCACGTCACTTGCGCCGGTCTCATCCGCCACGTTGGTGGTGAACACCACCCGGGCGATGCCTGTGGCGATATCGACCGAGCCCTGGATAATGCCGGCATCAATCACGCCGCTCGCATTCGCCGTGCCGGTGACCACCGCCCCGGTGTCGGTACGCACTACCGAAATCTGCAGGCTACCCGGCCGCAATGGCGCACCAGGCGTGCGGAAGGTGAGCGCGGTGACACTGAAGCCGACCGAGGCCGTGAGGCAGGCCAGAATAGTGACCGGCGCCGCCACGTTACCGGCATAGCTGTTGAGCGTCGCGCGGGCAGCTGCATAGTCAACCGAGCCCACCGCCGTGCCGCCGTTGGTGTTGCTGGCGATATCGCGGTAGAGAATCCCCGAACGGTCGCAGTAGGTAGATCCGTTCCAGCTGAACAGCAGCGAGCCCGGCACGATTGCCTCGCCCACACCCGGCAGCAGATCGAGGGTGATCGGCGGCTGCGCCTGGGTCGCCGTCTGCGCCACCACGGTTACACCGGCCGACTGGCTATCAACCGAAAGCGCCCCGCCGAAGGTCTCACGCGTGGCCACCGGAGTGGTCACCAGTACCGGCTGGGTCACCGCACCGTTGTCCATCACCTTCCGGCGATTGGTGTAGGTGTGCTCGTTGTAGTTGTAGAGCGAGGCCACCTGCAGAGTGCAGGCGCCCGTGCTGTAGTTGATTGAACCCAGCACCCCTCCCTGCCAGCCGCCAGATCCGTTGTCTGCGGCAACCTTGGATACATCCACCACACCATCAAAAACGGGCAAAGCGTTTCCGCTCTGCACCGCATCCCAGTTCAGCGCAGGAGCCGCTTGGCGCCGGCTGGTGACCCACGAAGCGCGCACGCTGCCGGGCTTGAGCGGTGCACCGGGGATGGTGAAGGTCGCCATGCCACTGCTATCGCTCGTCACCGTCAGTACGTTACCGCCCACCGTACCCTGCTCGTAGGTATACGTGAGGCCGCCTGATGGCGTGGTACTCAGCACCATGGTCAGCTCGCCGCTGGCGTAGGTGATTGCGCCAAGGCCACCTGAGCCGGCCAGGCCGCCGTTCCCATTGTCGGTCAGGGTCTTGGTGCTGCTGCCGGCCAGGTAGGTGACCACCAGCGAGCCAGGGCGGATGCCCTTGTGCGGCAGGGTGAAACGCACCTCCAGGCTGGGCACGACACTGCCGCCGGCACGCTGGGTCACCGCGTTGTCGGCCGAACTGATGTAGCTGTACACCAGCGAGCTGCCCACATCGGGCAGCGCATTCAGCGTGATCGACACGCTGCCGGTGGCCAGGCTGATGGTGCCCGCGCCCTCACCCGTCAGCAGGCCGTCGCCGTAGTCGCGCAGCTCGTACCACTTGCCCAGGGCCATGTAGCTGACTGACAGCGTACCCCGACGCGGGATGGCCCCGGCCAGGTTCAAGGTATATACGTAGCCGCGGCTGCCAAGGGTGATCTCGACCTCGCCGGTGATAGTTTCGCCCGTGGCGGCCGCACCGGGCTGATAGCTCACCGTGCCAGCACCAGTCCAACTGGAGCCGGAGCGAACCAGAGTAATCTCGCCGGTCTGGTAGTCGATGCGCCCGCTGCTGAGCCAGTTGGCACCGGACGCAAAGCGCAGGGCGCCCTTACGGTCATCGGTGAAGGTGCCGCCGTTCACAGTCAGCGTCAGCGAGCCCGGCGCGCAGCCAGTACCCAGGAAGGTGCGCGACTCGCCAGCCACGGCGCCGGCCGCGATGTTGAGGTTCAGCGACCGCGCCGGGCCAGAGGCCAGATACACCTGCCGCTGGTAGCCAGCCAGCAGGTCCACCAGCGCGCTTTCCTTGGTGGTGCTCGGCACCAACTGGCTGTAGACAGAATCCACCCGCAGGCTCAGGTCACCCACAGCGCAGGCCTGGGCCAGCCTGCTGATGCCGAAATAGCGGGCGGCGTCTGCCACCTGGGTGCTGAGCACCCGAGCCTTGTTGAGGCCATCCAGCGACGTACCTGTGGTGCCTGCAGGGGTCACCTGGCCGCCCGGGAAGGTAAACAACAGCGGGCCACTCAGCCCCAGGTCGAGACGGCGGCGGGTGAAGTTGAGGAAATTACCTGCGCTGTATTCATAGGTGAACTGTTCCAGGCGCTGATCGACCGACATCAGGCGCACGTACTGGGTGCCGTTCACGCCGTTCAGCTGGAACACCTCGCCCACCTCGGGCACACGCTGCTCCTCGCGCTGCACGCAGGCGATGGCACGCTGGCCGCTGAGCTGGGTTCCCAGCAGCTCGAAAGCAGCACTCGACGCCGCCGCCACATAGCTTTCGATGGCATCGCGGGCGTTTCGGCGCACATCGGTCTGGCTGCCGGTGTTGAATAGCAGCACGCTGACACGCGGATCCGCCGGCCCCTCGGTGACGATGGCATGGGCGCCCAGGTAGGCATCGGCATTGGTGGTCATCACCCCGGCAAACAGCTTGCGCAGGCTGATGCGGCCCACCGTGCGGTCCAGGCGCGACAGATCAGTGAAGACGTTGTTCACCTCGCCGTCCACGACAGCAACGCCAGTGGCGCGGCCGCCGCCGTCAGCCTCATCGGTCAGACGTTCACTCTTGAGCAACTTCACATCGGTGGTGGCGATGGACATTCAGGATTCTCCGGGCACAAAAAAGCCCGCACGGGGCGGGCTTGGTCGGGATGGTTCAGGTCAGGGCGTCGGCGCAGCCGGCGGCGCCACGGTGATGAGGCGAAGGGTGAGCAGGAACAGGTCGCCGGGGCTGTAAACCACCTGGCGGAACAGCGGGACAGCTTCAACCGGGTACCCAGCCACACGATTCCAAGTCACGTGATGCTGCTGCCCGCCGGGGAGGGTCAACAACATCACGATGCCAGGCTGATCGCGCAGCGCCTGCAGGGCGTCGATAGTCGCCTTGGTGAACCAGGCTCCGTCATTGCTGGCCAGGGTAATCGGGCGCCCGTATAGCTTGGCGCCCTCCTGCACCATCAGCGCCCCGCCCAGTGAGCGGTCCTGGTTCTGCTCCACCGGATCCCACTCGTGCTCATCCGTCCACTGCAGCTGCTCGCCGCCCAGCTCGGGGTCGGCCGCCAGGTCGATCGAGTCCAAGGTCAGGGTGTATGGCATCAAAGGCTCCTTAAACCAGCATCCTCGAGGAGGCTGAGCAACTTGGTTTCATCAGCTGCGTCGTTAACGGCAACATCGACCGATCGCTCTTTCACCTCAAGACGGATGACCTTGCTGGGCATCTGTGCTTGGGCTCCCTCGCCGCCCGGCCGCTGCTCTCCTTCTATGCGCTTCTTCTGCTCTTCGCGCACCCTTTGCTGCTCAGTAGCCGCCTCGATCTGACGCAGCACACCGAGAGCACGCGCGGCATTGCTGACCGCATTGGCATCGCCACTGGCCTGAGCCTCTGCGAGCTGCGCCTGCAGCTCACGCTGCCGGGCAGCGAAGCGTCGGCGCTGGATGTCTGCCTCACGCCCCTCCAGCCCGTCCAGCTCATCCTGCAAACTCTCCAGGGTGCCCCGGGTGGACTCACCGAGCTGTTTCATCTGCTCCTTTGCAGACTTGATGGCGGATTCAAGCCCACTCAAGTCAGAGTCATCGAGGAGGCCAAGCCGGCTCTTTGCAGAGGCAGCCGCATTCGCAAAGCCAGCCAGCGTCATCTGGCCGCTCTCGTACCGTTCCATCAGCGACTGCAGAGAGGCTTTCTGGCCCAGGTAAGCCTGCTGTGTTTCCAGGCTTGCCCGCTGGGCGCTGAGCGCCCACTTGCCCAAACGCGAGGTCAGCGGGTCAACCATTGCTGAGCCGACCGCACCGAGCTGTTTGCTTACTTTCTCCAAAGATCGAGAGGTGGCTTCGAGGCTGCTGGTATCAAGTTCCAAGTCGGCCGACTTGATGCCACGCAACTTGTCATAGGCGTCTAGGGCAGCCTTGCTCAGCCCAGCCAGAGGCTCACGTGCTCGACTCAGTACGCCGCCAAAGAAGCCCTCCATGGCGCTCATGTCGCGTTTGGCTTCCTCGCTGCCCTTGCGCCGAGCCTGCATCGCTGCATCGCCTGCCTGGCGCTCGGCCTCCATGCGCTTGCCGCTCTCGCGGCGCAGCTGCTCGGAGGTGACGATGGCATCCTCGTCGGCCTTGTTCTTATCCTGCTGGGCCTTGGTGCCCTGCTGGACCGCCCCCTTGAGTTCCTTCTGCCGCTCGCTGGTTTCCTTCAGCGCCTGGTTGTACTGGCTGGCGGTGATCTCTCCATCGTTGTACAGCTTGCGCAGGGCGGTGCGGATGTTGTTGATGTCCACGTCCGTCTTGGCACTGCTGATCGCAGCCTGCACCGACTTGAGGTCGCCCAGCTTTTCCTCCAGGTCGGACACGCCATCGGCCGCGCCAGATGCGGCGCCCTGCAGGTCCTTGATGCGACCCGACAGCACGCCAGTGGCCTGGGCATACTCTTCCTGGCTGAGCTTGCCAGTCTGGAATGCATCGAGCAGGGCGCCACGCAGGCTCTCCAGTTGCTGCACGGTGGAGGCAGAGTCGAGCAGCTGCAGGGCTTGGGCCATACCCTCGATGGCTTGCCGGCCCGTCGCAGCAGCCTCAATGGCTGCATCCCTGCTGCGCTTCTGGTTGGCAACGAAGTGGTCTGCGGCAGCCTGCCCGAGCAGCATCTGCTCAGACGACTCGCGGCGCACCGCCTCAGTCTGCTCCTTGGCACTTTCAGCTGCGGACTTGGACGTGACATCCCATGCGGCCTGGATGTCCTTTCCGTCCTGCTCAACCTGAGCGAGGAAGCCATCGGTCAGGCTGGCCATCAAGCCACGCGCTTCGGCAATCGACGCTCGCAACTCATCGCCGCCAATCGACGCAGGCACGGCCTTGGCCAGCACTTCCAGGCGCGCAAGCGCGAAATCCACGAACTGCGCCAAGCCGGCACCGGCCAGCGAAAGGCCGGAAGTCACACCATTAACCAGAGTACGGAACGGCGCAATGAACAGCTGGACACTCTGAGCAGCGGACTCCAAGTGGCTGCCAAAGTTGTCCAACCAAGCACTGGAGTCGTCGAGCAGCTTCTCGAAATCCGTATCGACTAGCCTGGCGGCAAACTCCTTCAACTTCTCCGCGCCCTGCTGGAAGGCGTTGCTGAGGGACGTGGCCAGCTTGTCCAACCGGCCGTCCTTGTCCATCTGGTCGATGTAGTCGGCTACGCCCTTGAGCTGCTCCTTCGCGTAGTCGAGGGCCCCGCTCTTGGCGATGCGGTTGAGGAAGTCGGACCAGGTGTCAGACAGATTGCTGACCAGGCCGGTCAGCGTGCTCATATTGTCCGCCGCGGCTCCCTCGGCGCTGCGGCCCATTTCATCGATCAACCCGGCGATCACATCACGACCGAGCTTGCCCTTGCTGGCGAGTTCGGCGAGCTGGGCAGCGTTCTTGCCCGTGACCTTCTCCAGTAGCGTCCAGGCCGGCACGCCACGTTCCACGAGCTGCAGGATCTCCTCGGTCTGCAGCTTCTGCTTGGCGTACGCTTGGCCAAGGGCAGAGCTGATTCCCTGCAGCCGCTCCATTCCGCCGCCGAGCTGCTCGTTCTTGTCGACGATGGCCTGCAGGCTTCCGTCCATTGGGTCGAGCCCGTAGGACTTGAGCAGCGCGAAGGCCTCGGTGACGTCCTTGACCTCCAGCGGGGTGCTTTTGGCAAAGTCCTTAATCCAGGCGGTAGCCTGCTCCCCCTGGGCAATGCCGCCCATCAGGGAAGCCATGCGCTTGCCCAGCAGTTCGTACTGATCACCAGTACCCAGCATCGCGTAGATGCCATCGCGCACCAGGTTCAGGCCTTTCTGAACAAGGCCCATGATGGCATTCAGCGAAACGAAGGCCGCAGCGAAACCGAGAACTTGCTTGGCGCCACTGGTCATGCCAGCCCGCACCGCATCAACCCGGGACGTGTGCTCGGCGGCAGAGCGGGCGGCGGCGGCATGGGCGCGCTGCGCTTCTTTCAGCTCCTGATTGTTCGCCGCCAGCGCTTGCTGCGCCCGGGTCACCTGAGCCGCGAGGCGCTGCTGCTCGTCGCCCAGGTTATGGGTGTCGATGCCGGCAGCCTGGGCGGCCTTCTCGGTATCGGCAAGCTCAGCATCCAGAGCATTGAGCTGGCGACGAGCACGGCCTGCAGCGCGTTCGGCATCCTTGAGCGACTGCTGCAGACCAGCAGCCTCAGGCTCCTTGTTGAGCGCCTCGCGCAGATCAACCACCTGCTGCTCAGCCTGGCTCAGATTCCGCTGCGCCAGGGCCACATCGCGCACGGTGCGCTCCAGAGCCTTGCCAAGCCCTTGCGCCCCCTTGGCATCATCAAGCGCCTGGCCAAGTCGAGCAGCCTCCTGAGATACGGCGTCTAGAGCCTCAGCCGAGGTCTTCGCCGCCGGAGACAGTTCGTCCTTGCCACGCAGGATGAACTGAATCAGGCGATCCTTGATACCAGCCATTCATTTTCTCCGGGCAATAAAAAACCCGCCGAAGCGGGTTCATCTGTGAGGGAAGCGGCCTAGGCCGCTGGCAAACCAGGCCGCATTGCAGCCCCCATGCGAGCGGCCACCGCCTGGAGAATCTCAGGCAAGAACTCAGTCGGCACGGTGAATGGGTCGCTCAACACACTAGCCAGGCGGGAGGGACTCACCAGCAGCGCACCAGGCGGGATTGGCTTGGCCTGGTAGGTACCACGCTCATCGAAGCTCACCAGCAGCCGCATATCCAGCAACTGCTCCAAGCCAAAGCGCTCAACCGGCGAGCCCGCAAGGGTCTGTGCGGTGGGGCCAGTCACTCGCTGCAGCCAAGCCTTGTACTCAGTGGCTACATCGGGCTTGCAGTAATCCGCCGCTCGGTCGGCACCAACCACGTCGATCATCCACAGCTCGCGAGTCCCGCGTTTCAGCTTGCGCTTGTGCCGCTCAGTCAAACTGCGGACGAGGCGATCAGAGCTACCCAGTCCGAGCGCCGTGCTCAGGTTGCCAGCACTGAACCACATCTGCTCACCGTAGTGCGCGACCAGTACATTGCAGCCCCGCAAGCCCAGTTGCTCTATTGCAGGCTCATCTTCTGCTTGTTGTGGCTGAGCATGGGCGCGGCGCTCCATCTCAATAAAGTAACGCCGAGCCTGCCGCCCCTGGTCGTTGTTCTCCACCATCGACAGCTCTTTGGCCATGTCGAGGGTGAGATGGTAGTCGGTGCGGTTATGCCCGCCACGCTTTGCTTCACTTTTCGGTGAAGCAATAACGAAGTCCTGATTCTCCTCGAATCCGTACTGACCGATGCGCTGCTTGATCCAGTCTGAGAATTGCTTACCGTTCTTCAGGAACAGATGCAGCTCACGCCCATCGCACACCTGCGCGGGCATCCCACCAATAACGCCATCAAAGACGCGCACCAACTGTTGCGCACCACCCTGTACCGCCGTAGTATTTCCCATGTGAATCGCCTCGAAATGATTTACACCGAAGCCCTGGCCTGCCCGCCGGGGCTTTTCTTTTTGGCAATCATGCCGCTTCCTGCTGCCGCTTGGCCTGCTCCAACCGGAATACGATCTCTGCGTTCTGACTGCGCCGATTTGCTGTGGCCTGCGCCTTCAACCATTCCTTCAATTGCTCAGGCAACCTGACCACTACCTGCGGATCCTGCCGACTCATAAGCACACCTCCGTTATATGACAGTGATAGATATATAACGGTGATTCATTGCCGTCAATAGCACGGTGATGCATCCTCATGTTCCGTTCACCGGAACAGTCACGAATGAGCAGAGCCGACCCGCAATTCAACCTCCGCATCCCTGCCGATCTGAAAACGCAGATCGAAGAGGCATCTCGGCTCAATAACCGATCAGCAACTGCCGAGATCATTGCTCGCCTGCAGGCCAGCTTTCGCCAGGCAGAGACGCCCGTCACACCGGCTCTGCAGATGCTGCGCAAACTTCACGAAGAGAGCGCCGCTCGCCTGGCCGAGCTGAGAGCGATCAGAAAGCCCACCGCGATGGAACAGGTGGAGCTGGAGCACGAAGAGCGCGCGGCCAAAAACCTTCGGCATACCATTGCCCGAAGCCTGCAGTTCCTGACGGACTCATTCCCTCAGAAGGACGATCCAGAAACGGCAGGAGAAATAGAGCTCGGGGTAATCGATTACGAGCTGCACCGTGCCACCCCCTCCCCTACAGCCAAACGCCCTCTGCGCAAAACAGGCCGCCCTTTGGGGATGGACCAGGCCGAGTTGGAAGCACTGAAAGCGGCAGAGAACAAAGACAACTGACAGCCACAGGGAGGCAACCTCCCTAGCCAAGGACGGTGACGATGCCTAACCCCGCCGATGTGATCGCCAAGCTGCACATCCACTTCCAACGAGGAATGGACGAAGCAACGATGCGGGATGTCTCTGTCACTGACTTCACCCCACACTCAATCTCCGGGCACTGCCATCTCAGAGAGCAGTACCGCACTTTTCGGATATTCGACATTCGGCATTGCCATGACACTGCCACAGGGGAGGTGGTAGAGAATGACAACCTCCCGGCATATCTGGACCGCCTGTACAAGAAGACCAGCAGGTACACACTCGACAGCCTGCTGAATCCTGATGCTCCTGTGCTCGACATCCTCGTCTTTATCGCCAAGGCAGACGGGAAAATGATGGCTCCCGAACGGGCGGTTATCGCCGCAGCCTGCAAGGCGTTCACACACGACCTGAGGATCACACAAGAGCAGGTAGACAATGTCCTGAGCCGCACGGCCACGCTGAGTCTGCACAGCTTCAAAGTCGCCGTTGGGCGGATCAATAAACTGGGTGATGAGACAGTCAAACGCAAGCTGTTGGCTGCAAGCCGAACGATTATTGCTACCCAGAAAAAGGTCACTCCGGGCGAGCAGGAAGCGCTGGACTATATGGCCCAGCGCTTCGCCAAGGCCGAGTAGGCCGTCCCTGGCCGCCGCTGTTATGCCGCCTTCAATTGGGTCAGCGTGCAGAACTTCGACAGGTCGGTGGCGGTCACCAGCGGGTCAGCCAGGATCTCGCAGGGGCCATCCAGCTTGACGTAGTCCTGGCCCAGCACCGGGAACTCCTGCAGCATCCCGAACTTCGCGCGGTTCACCTTGAGGCTGAACGGCTGGCCCGACTGGGCATCGTTCAGGCCAGCGATGAACAGCTCCAGCTCCACCTGGGAGCCGTTCAACATGTGTACTTCGCTGGTTGCCTTGCGGGTGTAGCTGGCCTTGATGCCGGCGGAGGTGATCGAGGTACCCGAAGTGACGATCACACCATGCGGACTCAGGATGTAATCAGTACCGGCCACCAGGTCAACGTCAGCAGCGGTCTTGAGCGTCGGCGGGACGCTCAGGTCAGGGATGTGCTTGAAGGGGATCAACTCACCCTCGATGCCCTCACAGGCAATTACCTCATTTACCACCGCACCGGCTGCCACATCCTTGATCGTCGAGCGAGTGACACGGGCAATATTGGTGCTGGTGAGGTCATACATGCCGATGCTGGCTGTCACATCAGTGGGCCGTTCACGCACGTTGCGATTACCGCCGCCACCCATGAAGTTGGGCAGCGCCTTGCGATCAGTCGCGTAGCGCAGGTTGAAAGAATCGCAGTTGCCGAACGGCAGCAGCGCATCCTGGCTCTGGTAGGCGCGCCCCCAGATCAGCCCTTCACCAATGAAGGAGCGGTCAACGATTTGAGACATAGTGGAAATCCTCGAGGAGAAGAAGCGGGTCTGGAGCAGCTCGCACCGGCTGGCGCAGCTTACTCAGCGGGGGTGGTCGGTTTCGCAGCGGGCTTGGCAGAGGGTTTTTCCTCGGGCAACGCTGCGGCCTTGATCTTCACGCCATGAGCAGCGGCAGCCGCACTGACGGTCTTATCGGAACAGCGCTCGGTCACTTCGTAGTCACCCGGCTGGTAGTGGAAGGTTTTCGCGCCCTCGCGGTAGTTGAAGGGCGCAGAGACTTTCAGCTTGGCCATGGGGCCTCCTGTCAGTTGAATTGTTGGATGTAGGTGAGCTGCAGCGGCATGACGCGCACCGACCAGCGCCGACCCTCACCAGCCGGCAGCAGCGAGTCGGCGAGGAAGCCGCCGGTCACGAGGCCCTTGCCCGATAGCCCAGCCTTTGTGCCTGGCAGCGCCGTCTTGATAGCAAGCCGGCCGGCACGCAGGACTGGCCCGAAGTTGCGCGCGCGAGTGGCCAGCGCGATGTTGAGCGTCACCCGCTCCTTCACGCTCCCGCTGCCCACTCGCTCAAGCTCCTCGGTGTCCCCGGACTGGACAACGATCAGGGTATCCGGCAGCTCTGTATCATCGGCATCCAGCACGCGCTGGACGAAGTCCTCTTCTACAGAAGCCCCGAACACCGGCACGGCACGCAGCTTGTTGAGCAGCTCGTCGATGAGCAGCGATTGAGTGTCGTCAGCCATGTCAGGGCACCACGTAGAAGGTGATCAGCGAGCCATCGTCGGAATGGATGCCGTCGATCTGCCAGACGCCATCCGCCATGCGAAAGGCGCCCTTGCGGTCATAGGGCTGCAGCAGAGACTTCTGTGCGCAGACGGTGCGAACCAGGGTGAGCGCATCAACGCGGTCTTCGCGAGCAACGTTGTGCTCAATGATCACCGGCACCGCTTGCGCCACTACCTCTCCCCCACGGGAGAGGTAGTCGACCAGCTCGTCACTGAGACTCGCCATCACCTGGTCGTCGAGGTCGTCGACCAGGTCGCCGAAGCCGCCCATGGCTAGATGGTCAGCTCACGGACGGAGGCCGGGCGGGTGCACAGGTGCAGCGGGTTGGACTGCGCCTCGCCCTCCACGCCCTTGCCGAACTTCATCATCTCCAACTTGGAGTAGTACGGCATGCCCTCGGTGTTGACCGTCTCGATGTAGTCGGCCGGGGCGAAGGCGCTGATGAACAGCTCCGGCACACCAGTCGGCACGACGAATGCGCGGTCAGCCGGCACGAAGGCCGTGCCACCCAGTTGGCCCTTGTAACGCTCCCAAGTGATGCCACCGAACTCGAACGGCTGGCGACGGTCACCCAGCAGCTGTGCGGCGCGCTCCCAACCCAAGTAGGCCTCACGGACTTTCGGGTGGCCGATCAGCTTCTTCCAGTACTCCTTGCCACAATAGGCATGAGCACCAGTGCTGGTAGTGGCACCCAAGGCGTCCTCTTGGGTATCCAGTACCTCGACGCACTTGGCACTCACGTCCGTGTCGTCATTGCCCAGTTCCATGCTGAAGGCTTTCGGGCGCTTGATATCGAAGCGCTGGAAGATGTCGAACAGCACGCTTTGGCCATCCGCATCCACTACCTTGCCCATGATCGCGCCGATGCGCTGGTATTCATGGGTGAGGTCGAGCTGGCGGCGCGCCTTCTCGATACGGCGAGCAACGTAGGCCTGCACCTGCATCAGTTCGGTGAGGCTACCGACCGCGCGGATGCCTTGGATCTCGTCGGCGAGGATCTTGAAGGTCTGCGGCAGGTGAACGGTGTTGAACGGGATCAGGCTGCGCTTGTCACCGGTCACCGCCTGGCCAGCGCTACCGCGGGCGGCGGCCTTGACCAGAGCGAGGGTCATGCCGTCCTTTTCGATCTGCACCACGGTGCCCGGTACGCCTTGCTCTTCGAACAGGCCAGCTGCAGCGATCTGCCCCGGCAGCACGTGGTCTTCGTTGATGACGGCCAGCAGCGCGTCAACGCCGAATGCCTCGTCCTGAAAAATCGTAATCTCGGCCATGTTGGGCTCCTAGAAATGCGAAGCCCCGCAGGTGCGGGGCTTGGGGTGTTGGTGGTTGCTACAGGTAGCGATCAGGGGCGGATGATGATGCCTTTCGCGAGCAGGTCGGCGCGGCCATTGGAGTCGAGACCGGTGAGCAGTCGCTCGATCACCTCGGCATCGCGCATCACACCTACGGCGCGCACATCGTTCAGCGAGGCATCCACCGATGCGAACAGGATGCCGCTGGCAGCACGGCGGCCATCGTCGGTACCGTCATCGTCGTAGGGCACGTACTCGCCCAGGTTGGCCCGCACGACGAGGGTGAAACTGTCGTCGACTGCGAAGTCGGTAGCGCCATCGCTCAGGGTGAAGGTCAGCCCACCACCAGTGAACGCCTGGCCCACAGTGCCCTCGCCAACCAGAGCGCCGGTCGGGTCCACCAGTTCGAACTTGCCGCCATTGGCTGCAGCTTCAGTGATGGTCAGGATGTAGTTGCCGGTGATGGCCATGCTGGTGACCGTCACCGAGCCGATGGTGCCGTTACCAGTGTTGCCGCCATCGGCAGCGGGGGTCAGGGCGTTGGCAGCGGTGATCAGCGCGATCAGCGTGCCGGCCTTGAGAATGCCGGAGCCGGCGGCAATGACCACCTCCTCGCGGCTGCGGGTGCCGTTGGCCTCCGAAAGGAGGAACTCGCCGGCGTACACGCCTTCGGTTTTGATGGTCATGCTTGTTTTCCTCCTTTCGAGGCTTGATTACGGCGCCGCGCATACACTTCGCTTGGCACCGGGGGTTGGTGAACAGAGTTCTGTGGCAGATCGTCCAGCGGCGGCAGGCTGCTGATCTCAACTGCGCCGCTGTTGCTGGCCAGCTTGTCCCACAGCTTCAGTCGTGCCTCACGGCGCTGGCACCCGACTGGACCAGGCCAGGCGCTTCATCCGGCAGCTTGGCAACCACGCAGGCCGCGTGAATGGCCTTCGCCCGCTCCAGCTCAACCTTCACCGCTTCCGCGCTCTTGAGCCCGCTGGACTTGATCAGCGCTGGCAGGCAAGCCGAAAGGCCTGCGGCGGCGCAGTCAACAGCGAGCTGAGCAGCCAGGGCTGCGGCCTCCGGCGACTGCGGCTCCGGAGTTGGTTCGGGTTCCGGCTCCGGCGCTGGTTCCGGCGCGGGCTCCGCCTCGACCACGGCTAGCAGTTGCCGCGCTGCCTCAGGCACGTTGCGATAGCGGTTGAGGATCTTGCCCATCGTCGCGTTGCGGGACAGCGGCTTGCCGGCGCCCAGGATTTCGTCGACGAAACCGAACGCCTTTGCCTCAGCCGGGGTGAGCCAAGTCTCGTCGGCTATCATCCGACTGAGCTCTGCCTCGTCCACAGTCAGCTCGCGGTGAAGGAAGCTGGCAACGATTCCCTCCCGGGCCTTGTCCATCATGTCGGCCATCTTGCGCAGCTCCTCGCTGTCACCGGCCATCCAGGTCCAGGGGTTATGGAGCATCATCAGAGCGTTGTCGGCCATCTCGACGCGATGGGCCCCGCAGACGGCGACGCTGCCTGCGCTGAAACAGGCGCCGTCGATGCGCCCGGTGCAGCGCTCACCCAGGGCGCGCAGGGTGTTGTGGATGGCTATGCCGTCGAAGAGGTCGCCACCGATGGTGTCGAAGTGAACCAGCACCGGCGATACACCATCATCCTGAGCCTGCAGGTCGCGGATGAAGTCACCCGAGGTGACGCCCCAGTAGCCGATCTCGCCGTAGATGAAGACCTCGATGACCTTGGCCTCGCCCTCGCCCAGATTGCGGATGCTGTACCAGTGTTCGTCCTGCAGGTCGGGAATGCCCGCAACCTTGTTGAAGATGCGCGGCAGCGCCGAGCAGGCGAAGCCCGGCGCGGCAAGAGCGATGGAGAGAGCCAGCGCCAGATGCTTGTGCTTGATCATTTTTCTTCCTCTTTGCCGTCAGTCTCGATGGCAGTGTCGGTGGTGTAGTCGAGCCCCAGGCGCTTGGCCCGGGCGTTGTCGTCGGCGTTTTCTTGATCGATCTGCTCGGCGTCGTAGCCGGTTCGCAGCACGTGCTCGCTGCGGCTGGCGAGACCGCCACCGATCTCCAGCAACTTGCCCTGCACGTCCTGCACCGGATGGATGTAGGCCCAGCCCTGCGGCACCCAACGAGTGCGCAGGTATTCACGACGCTTTGCCGCGTAGTCCGGCAGATCAATGGCGCCCGAGAGCACCGCCGCATCCAGCCACGCGGCCCGAACCGGGCGGCACAGCTGGAACACGTACACGGAGAACTGCAGTTGTTCGATGCGGCGGCGGAACTCGTTGAGCAGCACGCGCAGGACACGGTCGCTGATATCGGCCATGTCCCCCGTCAGCAGCTCATAGGGCAGGCCCACCCCGGCGGCGACGGCCTGTAGCTGTTGGCGCATGAAGTCGACATAGGTGTTGCCAGCGTCTGGCGGGTCGGAGAACTCGATCTCCTCGCCCTCCAGCAGCTCCTGCAGCGTGCCGGGCTCCATTGCCGCCATGGGCGTGCCGTCGCGGTCGGCCTGAACTGGCTGGCCCGTGAGCGGATCCAGCACCGGCGGCCCACCTTCCTGACGCGGCTTGGTGATGAAGCCGGCGAACAGGTTGCTCACCTCCTGCCGGAACAGCACCGCGTCGTCGTAGCTGTCGAGCGACTTCAAGCGCAGCAGCACCGGTGCAAGACGCGGAACGCCGCGCAGCTGCCCACCTTCCAGTGGCTCGAAGATGTGCAACACCTGGTCGGCAGGGATGCGGTGCAGCTCGTTGTAGGTTGCGCCGGCTGCTCGGTAATCGCCCGGGTGGCTCTTGTACATCCAGTACGCCACGCGCCGGCCAACCGGATCGAACTCGATGCCAGCCCGCACAATGTTGCCGCGGCGAGTGGTGAAGTTACGGTCGACTGGGCAGAACTCCGGGGCCAGTACCTGCAGCTGCAGGGGCACCGCCAGACCATCCTCCAGCTTGCGCTGGCGAAGCCGCACGAAGCACTCGCCGCTCTCCTCCACCACGCGGGCAATCACGGCCTGCAGGCCGTAGAAGTCCGTCCGGTTGTCGGCGTCCGCTTCGTCCGTCCAGTCATCCCACAGCAGGTTGAGAGCCGAGCGGATATCTGGGTCGGTAATTCTGGCTCGCGGGGTGATGCCCGTGCCGATCAGGCTGCTGACGCGCCTGTCGATGGCGCTGAAGGCGTACGGGTCATTGCGCACCGCAGCGCGAGAGCGACGACGCAGGGTTGGCAGTGCCGGGATGGCGACCGCATTCAACGCGGCGTCAGGGGCATCCCATCCCTGGGCACGCCGACCCTGACCAGCGCCCTCGTAGCTGTTGCGTAGACGGCCGGAGCCGCGAACTCTCCGAGCCATCATGCCCCCTTGCCGCGACTGTAAACACGCACCTGGCGCGGGCGCCCTGCTCGGGCCTCTCTCGCAGCATCAGCGGCGTACTGTTGTTCCAACATCCGCAGGCTGGCCAGTTCGGCGCGTTCGATATGGCGGTCTGCCTTTCGCACGCTCTGGCCTTTCTCCAGGATGACCTTGATCGCCGCCCGGACTTCATCCAGGCGCTGCTGTGCAGTGCTCATGCTGACCTCGGCTTATCGACGGCTCAGATACCCGCTGCGCGAGGTACGCCGGCCAGTTGGCTTGGGCTGTTGTGGGGCAGCAGGCGCTGCCGGTTGAGTCCTTGGAGGCATCACCGAAGCGGGCTCGTCCTCATCCGCTGCACTTGGGGCCGGCGCTGTGGGTGCTGCAAACAGGTTGCCTTGGCCCACCGCGGCGCGCAGGTTGCTCCACTGCGGCTCGTGGTACCGGTGCAGCCCCAAGAACTGGGCAGCAGCCAGGTTGTACACCATGAGGTCGAGGGCTTCGTTGCGCTCCGACTTGGCCTTCACCCACTCGATGCGCTTGAAGCCCTTCACGTAGCGGGTGACTTTGCGCTCCGCAACGCACTGGTCGAAGAACTCAGCCGGAAGGTCTGCCGAAAAGTGCAGAGCACCTGGGCCTTGCTCCAGTGGGTAACGGTTGTAGATCCAGTCCTTCGCGGTGTCGGTACCGATCATCCACAGCTCAGCACCTTGTTTTTCGGTGTTGCCGCGCCAGGTGACGTCGACCTTCGAGGGTCGCTGAGCCAGTACCGGGCGGCCTCGCTTGCTGGAGCCCTTCACCGCCAGGACATTGCGCCAACGCCGCAGGCGGGTGAACTGGTACACCTCGTCCGTGTGGTGACCACCGGAGTCGATGCACGCCGCGCAGATCGAAAGGTCGACACCGCTGACATGGCGATACCGCTCCTTCAGCTTCTCGTCGAGCAGCGCCCAGGTACGCTCGTCTGCAGGGTCACCGGGGATCACCTGGAAGTCCACCGTCCAGCGTTCCATGCCCTCGCCCCAGCCCATCACCAACAGTTCAAGCCGGTTGTGCTGGGTATCCACCGCGGCAGTGAGGATCAAGGCGCCGGCCGGGACCAGGCCGAGTCGGTGCCCTTCGGCCTCGGCGCGCTGCCGCAGCTCATCGGCCTTGGTCATTTCCTCGGCGCTGTCCCACACCTTGGCCAGGCGGGTGTTGTAAAACACCTGCATGGAGCCGGGGTCGCCCTTCTCCTGCAGCTTCTTCGCCTCGTCGTACTCCTTGGCCATATCTGTCCAGCTGAGCCAGCCGGGCGGGGCATAGAGCGCGCTGAGCGTGAAACTGACCGTCTCGCCATCACCGGCGGCATGGGCGCGCCATTCACCAGCTTCCAGCATCGCAGCCTTGTGGTGCTCCTCGATCAATGCGCAGCCCGGTGTGCAGCACTGGTACTGCACGAGGCGGTAATCGTCTGTGTACTTCAAGCCCTCCCACTCCAGCACCTGGTAGGTACCGCAGTGTGGGCAAGGCACATAGAAGTGCCGCTGATCACCCTGCTCGAACAGGTCGAAGATGCGCGAGACACCCTTCAGCGTTGGTGAGCTGGAGTAGTAGAACTTCGCGCGCCGGCCGAACGTGGAGCCGCGGGCCTCGGCCTGCTTGACCGGGTCGCCATCGTTGTCGACGTCCAGTTCCCAGCGGTCGACCTCGTCGCCGTACACATAGCGGGCCGACAACTCGGCCAGGTTGGAGGCCGATGCGGCGGTCGCGCAGTACAGCGCGCCCCCCTCGAACTCCTTGGTGTCCAGGGTGTTGCGGGCATCACGCGAGCGAGGCTTGGCGACACGCTGGGTCAGCACCGGCACAGCCTTGATCGTCTTGTCGATCCGGCCGGAAACACGCTTGCTCAGCTTCTCCGTGGGCAGTAACACCAGGAAGTTGGCGGGCGCCATGTGGATGCTGCCGCCGATCCAGTTGAGCGCCACCTGGGTCTTCATAAGCTGGGAGGCGATCATGGTCACCACCCGCTTGGCCGGATGCATCGGCGAGAGGCAACGCTGCACTTCTCGGGCAAACGGCGTGCGGTCGGTGTGGTACTTGCCAGGCTCAGCCGCGCCGGTGTCCGGCGGGATCATCTGGTACTCATCGGCCCACTCGTCGATCCACAGCTCAGGGTCGGGCATCAGCCCTCTGCGGTATGCCGCCAGGTACGCGGCGGCACCGTTGGCATACGGTTGTTCCATGTCTCAGTCCGGTTCGTCGCTGGCCGGGCTGAACGACAGCTGCCGGTCGGCATCTTCCAGGGCACGGCGAATCGCCTGCACCAGGCGCCGCTCGATCTCCCACGGGTCGGTCAAGGTCACCAGCTCGCCCGCGATCTTCGGCGGGATTCCCAACATCAGGTCGCGCAAGGTTCGAGCGGCAGTGAATGCTGCGGAGTCAACAAGGGCCTGCTCGACCAACTCACCGCGGCTTTTGCGGTGCTCATCCTCGGCCAGCAGTGCCAGGGCGTACTCACGACGCGCCCGGGCTTTCTGATAATCCGGCGAGGCGCCGCCTAATGCAGGTGGTGGCAGCGCTGGGCTGGGGTCGGCCGCTGGAGCAATGTGGGCGTATACCCCTTTTTCTACCCGGTCCTGGTGATGCCGCTCAGCGACACCCACCTTGCTGGGGTCGGCACTGGCAGCGAGTGCCGCATCGCTTGCCTCTGCGTCCACCTTCCCTTCGGCGGTGAGCACCAAGCGGCCTTGCTTCACCAGCTTGGACACGTAGGCGCGAGACCAGCCGCGCCGATCCGCGTACTCAGCCTTGGCCATTAGAGTCATTGGGGATACCTGTTAACCACGATGAACCACGAGGGTTAACCCGATTAACCCCTGTTAACTAACTTCCAGGCCCAGCCACTAGTGCGAAAACGGGGCTCGAATTACCCTTGCGCCCCCCGAGTTCTCAGGGGCCCCCGGGCAGGTGCCACAGCTACCGGCCCCGCCCGCGGCGCTTGCTCAGGGCTTTGACCACCGCGAGGTCGATGTTGGTTTCGATCAGCGCGTCATCCTCGGCCACTCGCCGGACGATGTCGTAGAAGCGGAAGCGCTCGCGGTACTGCGGCTGACGCACGAATGCCAACACCATCTGCACCCGCTGCCCCCGCCGCTCGGCGATGCCGATGGGCGTGCGTCCTCGCTTCATCACGAAGAAGGCATTCGCGTGCCCCTGGCGCGAAGACCGCCGACTGCCAGTGGCGTTGTGATCTGACCCAGCCATACCGAATGCCCGCAGGCCTGAGAGGATCTGCGTCATGTGCCCACGGCTGATGCCGCCATTGCCGTCGAGCCGCGCGCCGGCTGCAGGCACGATGAAGCGCCCGGCCGGCAGCACGCCAATCTCACGCAGCATCTTCTCTGAGCCCTTGTTCAGGCGCTCGCCGCCTTCCACCTGCGGGTTGAACCACTCGTCGAAGCCGCGGCCCTTGCCGCCCAGCTTCCCGTCCTTGATCCACAACGCAACCACAGGCTCAGTCGGCGTGGCGTTCTGCATGTAGATCGAGTTCTTCACCCAGGACGATGGCCGGTCGAAGGCCTGATCCATCCCTGCCCGCAGCAGCTGCCGCGCCTGGTTGCCCGTGTGGTTGAGCGCATCGGCCAACACCTCGCCGGCCACATCACTCCCCAGCGCCTGCAACTCTGCAACGGCATCCTCCTGGTTCAGCGCGTTGATCGTGCCCCTCATTGGATGTGCTGCTGCGCCTGCCGGCGATCAGGGCCTGAGTACGCCACAGACTCTGGCCGCAACACGCCGGCCAGGTTGCCGGCCGTGCGCAATACAGAAACGGCGAACACCGCCAGCAGCACCACCAGGGGCCAGGCAGCCTCGGGCAACACCAGGTCACCCTTGAGGATGTGGATGATCGTCACCCCGGCGCTGAACATCACCGCCACCGCCAGGCACGAGATACCACGGCGGAAGCGAGCGCCACCGCGCTGGAAGGTGAACAGGCGGACGAACACCACCACGCACAACCAGAACGTCGCCTGCGTCAGCAGATAGCTCAGCATCACCGCTCCCCTTGGCGCTCCAGCGAAGCCGGGTCACCAAATTTCTTGATCAGTCCGAGGGAAATCGTGACCACCAGCAGCGAGGCGGCGAAGCCAGCAGGAGCCGGATAGGCGAAGGGATGCATGCCCCACACCTCGAACTCCACGATGGCCGGGGCGAACAGGTACCCCATCACGAACGACACCATGAAGAACAACACCCGCAGGGCCAGGCCCAGTTCGCGGGTGGTGGTGAAGTAGATCAGGGCCCCCAGCAGCGCCCCGGTCAGGGCCTCGCCGTTGATGCCCGCGATAAAACCAGCCAGGCCCAGGCCAGCAGCGCCGGCAACGACCATGGCTCCAGCACCAGTGGAAACCGGCTCGCCCATCACTACCTCCCTTGCGGCCATGGGCCAGAAAAAGAAAACCCCGCCGGAGCGGGGTTTTGCAGGTGCCCAGGCGGGGTGGCCTGGGGCTTGTCGGCACAGCACTGTGCGCTCGGTTGCTCGGTAGGCGGACCTATCGAATCGTGGGGACTTTGTACCGGCGAAAGGACAAACCGAAAACCCCCTATTAACGGTTGTTCCTGACGGGGGCTTGCCGGGGCGCTACGGCGCCGACTGGCGCCGAGTCGCCCGACGAACGGTCACAGCGCGAAGCCTTTCGCGCCTTGTGAGCGGCGATCGCTCCCTGCCCGCCCTGGGCCTCTTCGAACTCAAGCCCACGCCCACGGTGCGCTCTGGCGGCTTGCCGCAATGAGGCCTTACGCATCCGCTCACCCTCCCGCTTTGATTCACGCTGCTGGCTTTCTGTCCGCGCAAGACGCGCTTTTAACTCGGCCTCAACCAGCTGATGTAGGCGCCCCACCAGGCGCGTGTACGCCCGGCGCCCGGCATCACCCCGGCCCAGATCGAGGTCGCGCACCTGCTCCTCCACCGTCAGCGCTGGCGCGAAGGTGTACCGGCGATACGCCAGGCGGCGCAGCAGCTCGCCTCCCTCGGTCCGCTCAACCGCAGCCAGCGCTGCACTCACCTCGCTCACCAGGTAATCAGGCCCAGCCCCTGCCAGCAGCATCCGCGAGCCTGCGGCCCCAGTGCGCGGCGGGCAGCCCTTCCACTCCACCAGAGTCCCGGCCGGGCTACCCAGGCCACCGCTGGGCACGCCGCAGCGCACAGCCTCGCCCCAGTGCCTCATCACGGTTTCGATTGCTTCGATCATGCTGTGCCTTCCCCTGCAGTAATCAGCGACGCGCCTGCGCAGCCTTCTCAAACTCCGCATCCAACCGCACCTTGCGGGTAGCCAACGGCTCAAGCAGCTTCAGCACAGTCAGGAACTGCGGAAGCGAGTCCTCGACCAGGATGAAATCCATGTTCGACTCGTCGATGTTCACGTCGAACAGATACTTCACCCCAGGCAGCTCGCCCTCTGGCCTGGCAGCATCCTCGCGGCGATAAAGCAGGTACACATCATCTGCTTCGTCATACAGCCGAAACTTCAGCAAGTCGCCCAGAAAACCGCTCTCGAAGTTCTCCCACTCGGCCCAGTCCTCGCGCACCAAGCCCTCCAGCGTATCGCCCACCTTGACCAGCTCACCCTTCTCAACCTTGTAAACAGCCATTCCATGTACTCCTACGGTTAAAAACTTCTGTCTGATTCGTGTCGGAATATCTGTCTGAATGATTTTTCTTTAAAAAACATGCAGTTAATTAAAGTTCAGACAGTCCGACAGCAGAATCGATAAAAACCATACATGCGCGCACGCGCGATGTCTCTTTCTCAGATATGCGTCGGAACGTAGGAAACCAGCGATCTAGAGCGCCTGCGTCCTGTCGGAATATCTGTCTGATATGTGTCGGAATGTCGGAACATCACGCCGCCTCGGCCAGCTTGTAGCGATCACTCAGCGCCCCGTGGAAAGCCCGGCACTGCAGCGCCACATCCTTCAGCCAGTCCGGCTCATCTCGTCGCGCCTCTAGTGCCTTGGGCATGTAGATACGGCACGTCTTGAAGTCAGCATGCTGATCAGGAAACTTGATGTCCTTGCGCACCTGCACCAGGTCACGCTGGATTTCCTGATAGAACTCCCGCTCACGTCGCTTGAACTCATTGGCCCGCTCGCACCATCGGCAGAACGCCCGGTACAGATCGCCCGCCACCGCCGCCCCATAGGGCAGATCCAGCTCGCCCCGTTGCCACACCCTCAGGAAGTAGCGCGCCGGGCTCAGGCTGCCCTCGATGAGCGCCTGTTTTTCCTCGTTCAGCGGCGGCTTCGTGTGCTCGTTGAAGCCATCCATGGGCAGGGTCAGCATGTACTGATAGAACGCCTCCACCCCGCCGTTCTCGATCTCATGCACAAGCTCGGTGAAGTACTCCTTCGGCGGCACCTGGTCCACGTACAGCACCAGATATCGCCGGTCGCCATCGTCCAGCTCCAGCGGCACCGTCGAGTTCGAGAGGAACACGAAGTTCAGGTGGTTCCGCTCCTCCCGCAGGCTCTGCATCTTCTCGTTGATCTGCAGCGTCTCGCCCGTCACCAGGTGCTTCAGCAGCCCCTTGTAGTGGCGCATCTCCTGACGGCTCACCACCTCTTCGGCCAGCGCATACAGCTTGCGGCTCTGCCAACCGGTGAACTGGCTCTCCAGCTGCGCCTGGCCGATGGTCACGCCGTACTCGCCATAGATGCGTTTGACCACCTTCTCCCACACCAGCGATTTACCAGGCCCCTCCGCACCAAACATCACGATGGAGGTGGCCATCTTCGCTCCGGGGTTCTGCAGGGGGTATGCGATCCAGCGCAGCACAAACAGATACTCGTCCTTCCGGTTTCCACACAGCCGCCCGAGGTGAGCCAGGATTTTGCGGCAGCCCTCCTGCCCCACTGGCGCTGGGGCCATCTTGAACCCGTCGTACAGGTTCAACATCGTCGGCCCGCACTGCTCGGTCGGGTCGAACAGCACATCCTCGGCCACCCGACGATAGGGGCTCTCCTGCCACAGCTTGATTCGCTCCCGCCCGACCACTTCGCGCAGCGCCGCCAGCTTCACCATCCGCCGGCGATTGCAGTCCCACACCAAGTCAGTGCCGTAGATCAGCACGAAGTCCTTCAGCAGCTCCTGCTCACCAATGCGAAAGCCCCCCTCGCCCCCCGGTGTGTGTGCACCGGCCGAGTCCGGCCCTGCTTCACCGCTCGCAACGGTGGGGGCGCCGGGGAGGTTGCTTGGGGTCAAGGCATCCCTGTCAGTCATTGGTTCAGGCTCATCCAGAGGGACGTGGGAATATTCAGCCGGTGGCGGCTCAGGCGGCCTCGGGCCGGAGCGCTTGTGCTCCAGGCCCAGCGATCGCGCAGCAGCCTTGATCGCCGCCGAGGTATCGCCGTTGTGCTCCAGGATGCAGAACACATCGAAGGCGTCGTTCATGTGCCCATTGGCCAGCGGGTCGGAGCCATGGTGCGAATACAGGCGCTGCTCGCCCTGCTCATCCACCACATTCACCCCTGGCAGGCCGGTGGAGCTCTGCGGCGCGAGCCACTTGCGCCCGCGCTTGATGTAGCCATGCCGCTGCAGCAGGCTCTCGATATCGGTGGCCCGGTTGAAGCTGTCGATCACCGAAGGGTGCTCACCAGCCGGCAACCGTGGCGGCGAACTCTTCTTCACCTTGGCCGGCGGTTTGGTCTCGGCCGGCGCCCACGGGCAACATTCCAGCGCCGTGCGCTTGAAGATGTCCCAGTTCTGCCAGGTCTTCACCAGGTCGCTGGGCAATTCGATCAGGCCATCAGCCGGCGGGTTGCGCCAGACGTACGGCGCGCCAGTGTCCGGGTGGATCGAGGGCGGCAGCACGTCCTGCACCGCCCCGGCCCGCAGCTCGAACACCGTCACCGGCGCGAACTCCTTCTGCCGCGCCTGCATGGCCTCGATCTGCGCCTTGTCGTTAGTGTCCCGCGCCTGTTTCAGCGCCGCCGTGGCCAGCTTGTGCTTGCTGCCGTCCGGGTCCAGCGGGTTCGGCCAGCTCAGCGAGTGACGGCTGAACTCCAGGCCCTCCGGCACCTTGAACAGAATGCGAAAGCGCGCCGGGTTGCCCACCAGCGTCGGGTAAACCACCGCCATGTCATCCAGGTTGATGCCCAGCACGTCGCTGAACACCTGGCGGCAGTAGTCAACATGGTCCACGTCCAGCGAGCACAGACCGCTCGGGCCCAGCACCACGCCCATGTTGTGCTTCGGGTGCTTGGTCCACCAGGCCTCGGCCTGGTCAGCATCGGTGAAGTAGCCGCCCGGCTTGTTCCAGCCGTTGCCCTTGGGCGCCTTCTGGCCCGGGTCGATGGATACCAGCGCCATGCCGAATTTCTCGATATAGCGCCTCGCCAATTTGGCATGACTTGCCGGGGCGCTCATACTCGCAAGCCCTTCTGTCCAGAAGACTGCCCTGACTCATAACAAATACATACAAAGTATGCATAATGAAAGAATTCAGAGTTCAGTTCGATCCCAAGAAAGCAAAGGAAAATTTTCGAAAACACAAAGTGCACTTGGCCGATGGCGAAGGCCCGTTCTATGACCCGCTCGCATTGACCATGGAAGACGAGAACCCTGATGAGCAGCGCTGGGTGACCATCGGCAACGATGGAACCGGCAGAATATTGGTGGTCTCGTACACCTATCGCGATCCAGACTTTGTGCGCTTGATTTCGACCCGTAAGGCTGAACCCCACGAGATCGATGAATACTTGGCAGGGTGAATCATGAAAGACAGTTACGACTTCAGCGAAGCAAAGCGGGGCCCAGTTGCTCCCAGCAAGGGCAAATCGCGCATCACTATCATGCTCGACGATAAAGTTCTCAATGCAGCTAGAGAGCGAGCGGATGCGGAAGGTATTGGCTACCAAACCCTGATCAATAGCCTTCTCAGAAAAGCTCTTCTCAACGATAAAGAAGAGAAGCTTGAGGTCAGCATCAATGAGCTTCACTCGATGACTGATCTCTTGCTTGCGGTTGCCAAGCAACAAGAACTGCTCACGAAAAATTTTGAGAGTTCTTTTGCAAGCTTCGAAGGTGTTTTGGCTAAGGCTGTTCGCAATCGCACTTCCAGGCCTCTGGCTGTCACCGTCGCAGCCAGAAGGGGTGCCAAGAAGCTCGAAGCAACTCAAGTGAAGGTGATCAAGGTAGGGGAGAAGTCCCCCAAAGCGGCGAAAGAAGTAAGAAGCTAGCATTCGCGCTTTCCCTCTCGAATCCCCTGACAATCCACGCAATATCGGCACCCCGGTACAGCCCGACGCCGGGCCTCGGGGATGTCGATACCGCAGGACTCGCACTCCAGGGCGCTCTCGCCCTGGTACTGCACTCGGTTGGCGATGGCATGCTGCAGGCGCTCGTCCTGCAGCCGCTGTGCCTGCTCGAATTGGGCCTCATCCATCCTGGCGGCCCTCCATCGCGGCGCGGGCGCCGGCCATGATGCCGAGCACAGCGCGGATAACCTCATTGCCATGGTGCTCGAGCAGTGCCACCTCGTGGGGCTGCCACACATTGTCCGCCGCCCCTTCGTGCAGGCTGTAAACGAACTCGCCTTCCTTCCGCAGCAACAGCCCTACCCCTTTCAGGGCTTCGGCGGTAGCCGCAACCGGCTCAGGGCGATACCAAACCGCACCGGCCGGTCGCATCAGGGCATCCAACAGACGCGGGTCTTGAGTGGCTTCGATGATCTCTTCCAGCTCGTCCGGCGTGGGCCAGCGGGCCTCGAAGTCGAACTTCAGCTTCTTCTGCAGGGCATCCAGATCCATGCCCAGGTCGAGTGCGAGGCCAGTAACCCCGCCGCGGTAGTCGCGCCCGGCGCGGTACAGCGCCTGGCGGATGGAGAGAACCGGACCAGCGTCCGGCAAAAGGTCAAGTCGGCTCATGCTTACCCCAAGCCGGCCCCAGGCGGGGCCGGCAGCGTGCTGTGCTTGATCCGGGCGGCGCGAGTCAGAGAACGCACCGCCCGGGGCCTAAACCGCGCAAGGGGTCAGAGTCCCTGCGCGGGTTACTACCGAAAGCCGCCGTTTAACGACATAGCCAGCCAGCAGGGCTTCCCCTACTATTCCGGCTACGGCGACCTGATGCTCCCCACATGTGCTGTGTCCGCATCAGGCGTCGTGCGCCTGCCGAGGGGTCAGAGCCTCGTCAGGCAAGGCGCGGGAGGTCAGAGTCCCGCGCCACCCGCCGCTCTGGAGGTCAGAGTCCAGAGCAGCACCCCGCTGGCCCCTTCGGGGGCCGGCACCCTTAAGCAGCTGCCTTGTCTCCCAGGCGTTCCTGGTACAGCCGCTCGATTTGCTTGCCACTTTTGTAGAGAACCTCAGCGCCTCGGTGTGCCCTGCAGATTGTTGGCTGACTAACCCCTGTCAGCCCCGCAATTTCCTGCTGACTTAGCCCTGCTCCCAGGAGCGCTTCGAGCATCTGTTGAATAGTCATCACGGACACCAAAAATTCACTGATGAATTCTCACGATAATACCCAGGAGAATTCTCTGGAGCAATACACTCTCGGATTATTCATCTAAGAAATCTGGAGCAACCCCGGATGGCGTTTTCTGGACAGCTGATAGGCCGTCTGCTCACCGAGAGGCTGAAGGAGCTCGGGTGGAATGAGACCGAGCTTGCGCGCCGCGCTGGAGTGGCTCAGCCGACGACTCACCGCATTCTCGGCGGTGAGTCAAACAACCCTCGAATAGACAATGTGAACAAGCTGGCCAGGGCACTCGGCCTGGATTCTGCCGCATTGCTGGCAGGACAGCTTCAGACGGATTTTGACGAGAACGTGGTTGCCGGCCCTGACATCAAGGGAAGGGTACCTCGGATATCTTGGGTGCAGGCTGGCGCCCTAAGCGAGGCTATTGATTTGTTCGAACCAGGTTATGCCGAGGAATGGCTGGACTGCCCCTTCCCTCATAGCAATGGTGCCTTTTGCCTGGAGGTCAGAGGCACAAGCATGTTCCCAGACTACCGCCCAGGCGAACTCATTCTGGTCGAGCCGAATATTGAGCCGTTGCACGACGATGACATCGTTGCTCGCACACCAGATGGCCAGGCGACGTTCAAACGACTGCAGATCACTGAGGACGGAACCTACCTGCTGGCGCTCAATCCAGAGTTCCCCAATCGCATCATCACCGTCCCTGACGGCACTGAAATTTGCGGTGTTGTGACAGGCTCATGGATGAATCGCCGCCGCCGGACAAATTAAAAATTCATACACGTATTGACTAGAATGAATTCATAGTCGTATTTTTGTCGCGTACCCACTCTCTGACCTCTGGAGTACGCGACATGCAAACGACACAGCACGCCCGCTGCCCGGTGCTCCTGCACCCGGCCTGCACCACCAACCCTGACGCAGTGCGCGCCGTACAGCAGGCCACCGGCCAGCTGGTGGTGCTCAACGGCGGCAAGCCCCAGCTCCACAAACCCACCTTCTACTTCACCACTGGCGCCGCCGATCCCTTCCCGGCAAGCACTCAGGCGCGCCGCTACCAGGTTGCTGATGAGTCCACCGGCCCGTTCGGAGGTGACGCAGCATGAGCGCTTACCGAATTCCCCTGGCCCGCCAAGAACTGCTGCACCACATGCTGCAGGTTGGCGGCGCTGCGACAGTTGAGCTATCTCGTCCCGAGCAGACCTTGCGAGCCGACTTCAGCGTCGAGCTGACCGATGCCTCCGCATTGATTGCTATCGAGATCGGCGGCCGCTCTGACCGCCTCACCCTCAAGCGCCGCGACCGCGCTAACCACCTGCACCTGCGCGACTTCATCGAGGAGATTGCGAACGGTCAGGTCGAATCCGCACGCGAGGTGGAGCCGCGCCCTCTCGAAGAACCTCATGTGCCTCAAACCCTGTCCGAGCTGGACGAGCGCGCCCTGCGCACCGTAACCCGCACAGGCGGCCAAGCCACTGTCGCTGGATGCCTTCACGTCACCGTGCACCTTTCGCCGGACAGCAACAAGGCAACAGGCATCGTCGGAAAGGGCTCGAACACCCGCGTGTGCTCAGGCAGTCGCGGGGATGTGTACGCATCCCTAGCCTCGCACGCTGAAGAACTCCTCGCCGCCTGAGGCCCGCCGCCATGAACCGCACCCTCAACGAAGCAGCCCAGGTGCTGGGCATCCGCGAGAACGCGCTGCGCGCCTGGCTGCGCGAGAAGGGCCACCTGAACAAGGACGGCACCCTCGCGGCCAAGCACATCGGCGGCGGCAACCTGTTCATGGAGCCGCGCGTCACCCAGCCCAAGCACCTCGGCCACCGCAAGCACTACGCCGTGCTCAAGGTCACCGAGCAGGGCATCGACTGGCTGGCCAAGCAGATGCGCATCGAGATCAAGGAAATCCCGCAGAAGGACACCGCCGCATGAGCAAGCCCAACCCCATCACCGACGCCATCGGCGTGGTCAAGCTGGCCGGCATGCACTTCCAGAACCCCACCGCCGTGGACGCAGCCACCGTGCGCGACGCCGCCGCCGAGTGCATCCAGCGCCTGGAGGGCATCCCGGAGCAGGCGCTGGAGCTGGTCGGCCTGTACACCGCCCTGCTGGCTCTCATGCCCCGCGGCTGGCTGCCCCACGTCACCCTCACCACCGACCAGGTGCGCCCCTTCGGCGTGGTGGTCACCGCCGAGGCCGGCAACATCGCCACCCACGCACGCGGCAAGACTGTCGACAGTCTTGTCGAGCTGGTGCGGCTACGGCTCCCGGCGGGGCGCGGGGAGGCGGCATGACAACGCTGGAGCTACTGCAGCAGCGCTGGAAGGCCAACAGCCTGGCGCTGGAGCACGTGCGCGAGCACTACTTCCCGCACATCAAAACGGAGAAGCGCCTACGCGCCCTGATCCGCAACGGAGAGGTCGCCCTCCCCACCTTCAAGCACACCGATTCCCGCCTGGCGCCGCTGTACGTGCGCCTGACGGACCTGGCCGCCTACCTCGACTCCCGAGCCGAGCAGGCGGCTTAACCCACCCCACCGCCGGACTCTGACAGCAATTCCCGGCGGCGGGCTCTACGAGGACACAGCACATGCAAACCAACACTCTGCTCACCCTGATCATCGCCGGCCTGGTGCTGGCCCTGATCGGCTTTGCCGTCTACTACCGCCGCACCGCCGGTACCGCCCACTCCAACGGCTATGACCAAGGCTACGAGGCCGCTCTGCTCGAACAGGGCCAGCGCATCACCGCCTTGAACCAGGACATCGCCCGCCTGCAGGAACAGGCCGCCGCTGCCCGCATGGAGCACGGCCACCAGCTCGAAGCGATCATGCAGGACTGCGACGAGCGAATCGCCATCTATGCCCGCCGCGCCTCGCCGTTCGGTATTGCCGATCGCCTGGTCCTCGCCGACGTCAACGCCATGCTGAAGCTGGCCGTCGCCACTTTCTCCGGCCTGCAGGCCAACGACTCTGCCGTGCGCGCACGCGACCTGATGGGCCTGGTCCAGGACATGGACCGCCGCCTGGTGGCCACCCTGCCCGCCTCTGAAACCGCAGAACAGGGGAAGGCAGCATGAAGACGCTTTCCATCTATCACGCCAATTGCGCCGATGGCTTCGGTGCCGCCTGGGTGGTTCGCCAGGCGCTGGGTGCCGAGAACGTCGAGTTCCACGCCGGCCACTACGGCACCCCAGCGCCGGACGTTGAAGGCCGCGACGTCATCATCGTGGACTTCTCCTACCCCTATGAGCTGCTGGTCCTGCTCGGCCACCAGGCGCGCTCGATCCTGATCATCGACCACCACAAGACAGCGGCCGAGGCACTGGCACGCCTGCAACCAGCACCTGCCAACTTCCGCGAGTGGGCCACTTCCACCCAGCGCGTCGGCACTGTCTTCGACATGGAGCGCTCTGGCGCTGGCCTGACCTGGGACTACTTCAACCCTGGCCAGCCACGCCCCGCTCTGATCAACCACATCGAAGACCGCGACCTCTGGCGCTTCAAGCTGGAAGGCACCCGCGAGATTCAGGCCAACCTGTTCAGCTACCCCTATGACTTCGAAATGTGGGATGCGCTGATGCAGCAGCCGATCTGCGCCGCCATCGCTGCCGGTACCGCCATCGAGCGCAAGCACCACAAAGACGTGGCCGAGCTGGTGGCCGGCAGCAAGCGCCGCATGCTCATCGCCGGCCATGATGTGCCCGTGGCGAACATGCCCTACATCCATTCCAGCGACGCCGGCCACCTGATGGCCCAGGGCGAACCTTTCGCCGCCTGCTATCAGGACACCTCCGAGCACCGCTACTTCTCCCTGCGCAGCAGCAACGATGGCCTGGACGTAGGCGAGATCGCCAAGCAGTACGGCGGCGGCGGCCACCGCAACGCGGCCGGCTTCAAGGTGCCGTTCGATCACGAGCTGGTCACCGGACCCGATGTGCCCCGAGCGGAAGCAGCCTTCAACGCAGTAATCGACTACATGCTGCACGACGGCCACCGCGAAGAGCCGCTGAGTTTCCTGCGCTGCTGGAACGAAGGCGACTTCGAGACTCTACGCCGGGAGTGGCCTGATGCACCGCAGGCCATCTACTACGCCTACGCCCTCGCAGACCATGCCGATATCGACGCTGCTCTGGCCACAGAGCACGGTGGTGCAGCATGAGCTCACTGCTTGCTAGCGGCTCTAACTACAGCTTGAAGAAAAATGGTCCCCTGTTGGATGAAACTCTCAGGAGGCATGAGGTTATCGAGACTGCCCTGCTCTCTTTTTCCAGATCGCCAGTGATACTGATCAGAAACTGTCGATATCCAATTAACAAAAAAGAACCACTCCCTCGTCAGATCAGCACCGGGGATATGGGCAAGGTCCACTCGCTGGGCGAGGGACAGACACTCATCCACCTCATCGACAAATCTAAGGATGATCTCTCGGTTTTCACGAAATGGGGTGGTCAAGAACTGGCAGGCGTTCAGCACCCTAGCCCCGATAAAAGAGGCCAGAGACGCAATTTTCTCTGCATCTTGCCGAGCTCTCGCCTTTTCTTGAGCCTCTCGCTGACGCTCCTGAATGTTCGCAATCCATATCGCCGCGAAGATTGCTGCTATAGATCCAACAGCTTGTACCCAAGCAGGAGCGTTACTGTCAGACCAAGGGAGCTTATAAACTCCAAACGCCAGCAGAATGCCAAGCGGGGAAAGCAGCAAATGCTTGGGGCGGATGCTGAAGCTAACTTTGATCTCTTCAAACATGCTTACTTCTCGCTAAGTCTGATTTACGCAAGCTTGCCCGGGGCTCTCCCCCCAGTCCACGGTGATCATCATGGGCAAGCGTAAGCCGCACAACATGCGCGCCCGCCTGGAGCGCAACTACCGGGCCCTGGTGCGCACCAACCACGCCGCCGTGCTCAACATGGATCCGGCCGGCGGCCAGCACCTGGTGAACTGGAAGACCGGCAGGCTGATCAAGTCGCGTCCCATGGTCGACGCGGTGTGCGACTTCGCCCACCACTGGTGCATCTACATCAGCGCCCTGTGCACTGACCAGTTCGGCCAGCGCTACATCAAGAGCACCGAGGTAGCGCCGCAAGGCGTTTACCTCGCCGCCCAGCTGACCGACGTGATCGAGGCCTTCTACCGGGAGCACCTGGCCGGCTGCAACCCCAACCACATCCAGGCATCAGCCTGGATCGCCATCCCCAACAGCGTGACCCTGGACGAAGCCCAGGCGGCGCGTATCTACGACGCAGCCGGCGCCTGGCCAACCAAGGAGGCAGCATGACGATTCAGTTGGAACGCTACCTGCGGGAGGAGCAGGTGCTGGAGGTAACTACGCTGTCTCATGCGACCCTGTGGCGGGAGATCAAAGCTGGCCGCTTCCCTAGGCAAGTACGCCTCTCTCCCGGCCGTGTTGGCTGGCGTGCATCAGAAATCAACACCTGGCTGAACAATCCTACCGGGTGGTCACAACACAAGGCAGCCTAACTCGATAAATCTAAGCAATCCTGACCTTGAGTAATCGAACTGAATGGGTGCTTCTCTGGGTATTGCAGCCCCCACTTAACCGGCCAGACGTTCAGGCAGAGCACCTAAGCCGGGGGCGTTTAATAGAGTTCGGCCAAAGGCTAACGCTCGGGGGCATAGCCGTAGGCGCTGCGCCAACTTGAACGCTGTGCCGGCCCAACCTGACACCTTGAACCGGAAAGGCCTGAACAGCCTGCTGGGGGAGTTGATATGGGTCATAGGGAGGGCTGGCCTAATGCATAACCCTCTCTACGGTGCTGCACTGTCGGACCAAGCTATGTGGCACCGCCACATAGTTTCATTGGCACGGAGAAAGTGTTGGGCATGTGAGTCAATGACTCTGTTTGATGGAGTTTATATACCTTTCCCTTTCATTCATTGGTGGCTGGGGTGTGGCGATCTTAGATAGAAAATCCTGACAGAAATAATCATGCTCAATTTCGTTATTCAAGATAAGAGCATAATACTTTCTCCAGAAACTGGTGTCCTTGCTGGGGCCAAATAGGGCATCGCATACGTCTAACAGCCGTATCATCTCCGCTGCAGCCTTATCTATGGCTTCTGGGCTAATTCTTTTTTTGTTCGTAAACCCAAAATCTTGAAAAATGAAACACAGAAAGGATGCATTTATATAATCAATAGGTTCGCAGTCTTCTTGCGAAAATGCGTCGAGGTATGTGTTCAGGGCATCCTCTGATTGCCCATTTATATCCAGCTCTCGGGCCAGTTCTATCTTTGATGACATGGTTTAGTCCCTGTTGACTCCGGCATTTTGGATTACACCATTGCCGCCGACTTGAACCCAGACGGTTCCATTTTTGTAGGTCATTGTATATCCGGTCACACCACCGTACTGTACTGCGTGAGGTCGAACCCCTGCGCCGGTATTATTTTGATTTGCAGGGTTTCCGGCAACACTCCTAAATAAGTTGGAAAATCTATTCTGTGATGCCGGAGATAACGGATTAACGTGCCCGTCGCCAGATCTGAATATATGACCAAGTTGAGATGGAGTGCTGGGCATTACAGGTGCACGAGCCGCGCCAGGGCCACAAAATCCTGCGCTTTGAGCGCCACTTAAAAAGCCTTGCAGGGTATTAATGTCCGACTGACTGTATCTGCCTTGTGGGCCAATTGGTCGGACGGTTATATATGTAAAAGCAGGATCAATGCTCTTTATCTGGCGAAGGAGTGAGTTCACTTGAAGATTGATCAGGGGCTGGCCAGTGGCAGTGCCGCCCCTACGTCGGCTGAGACCATCAGGGTCGGCCGAGTCTGTAGGATTTCCCTCCACATACACAAAGGTATTCAGCCCACCCTTGAGCCCAATTGGGTCGCTTTCCACGTACCGCCCGGTCTCCGGGTCGTAATCCCTGAAGTAGTTGTAGCTGAGGCCACTCTCGCTGTCGTAGTACTGCCCTGGGAAACGCAGGTTGATCTCATCCAGGCCGCTGTTCGATTGGCTGATGGCAAAACCATCACCAAAGGCATCAGACTTCCAGCGCCAGACCTCCTGGCCATTCTGGTTGGTGGCCAGGCGCGGGGTATTGAGGTGGTCGGCGTGCAGGTAAAAGGCGGTGCTGCTGGCAACTGAGCCGTTCGGGTTGAAGTGCAGGGTCAGGCCGCCGATGGGCATGCTGTCCAGCCACAGGTAATACTGGCTGATCAGCTTGGTGCCAGCGCTGTTGTAGCGGGTTTGGCCGAGCAGTTGGCCGTCCGGACCGTACAGGAAGGTCACCACCGAGAGCTCGGTGATCTTGTGGGTCCGCTGGCCGAGGGCGTTGTAGCGGTACTCGCCGACGACGTTGCCGCCGATCTTGACCTTGCTCAGGCGGCCTTGCGCGTCATATTCGAGCTCGCGGTTGGCGCGGTCCTGGGTGAGGTTGCCGGCAGCGTCGCTGATCACCGACTGGTCATCGATCTGGGTCAGGCGGTTGCTGGCGCTGGCATAGGTCAGCGTAGAGGTGGTGCTGTTCTGCGCCTGGCCATTGTCCAGCGGGGTGGTGGTCTTACGGGTACGGTTGCCGACGGCATCGTAGCCATACTCTTTACGCAGATCGGCCTGCGCTTCCTGGGTCAGGCGATCGAGCTCGTCGTAGTTGTACTGCAGATAACCAAACAGGCCGTTCTGCAGGCTCTCGATGTTGCTGTTGGCATCGTAACCATAGGTGGCTTGCCACGGGCCGACACTCTGCTGACGCAGGCGATAGTCCTCGTCGTAGCTACGCGAGAGGGTCAGGCCGTTAGCCCAGGTCAGACTCTTCAGCGGACCAAAGGGCATGTAGCTCAGGCCCGCGACAAAGGCTGCAGGCTGATGATTGCCGATGACGATGTCCACTTCGCTGACTTGCCCCGCGGCATTGCGCTGGTACTCCACGGCAAAACCGCCTGGGTAGCCGATGCGCGTCAGCTGGTTGGCATTGTCATAGCCGTACTCCAGCGAGTCGTAGGTATCGGTCCCCGCCACCTCGAAGGAGCGGATCTGCTCGACCAGATTGCCGCGCGCATCGTAGTGGTAGCCAAGTACCCCGCTGGCATCCTGTACAGCCGTCAGGCGACCAACGCCGTGATTGCCGTCTGCGGTCATGTCGTAGTGGTACTGCACGTTGAGCGCCGGGTTGGCCGGGTACTGCTTGGTCTTCAGGCGGTTCAGCGAGTCGTAGCTGTAGGTGGTTACCACACCCAGTGCATCGGTCTTGCTCAGTACGTTGCCGGCGTCATCGTGGGTGTAGGTGGTGGTGCCGCTGTCCTTGCTGATCAGCTGCTTCAGGTTGCCCAGGCCGTCGTACTTGTACTCGGTGACGACGCTGCGTGGGTCAGTCACCTTGGTCAGGTTGTCCTGGGCGTCGTAGTCGAGGATGGTGACGCCA